CCAGTAATAGGTTGAGAGAGTAAATTATGAAACGATTTAATATTTTTTTCAATCGCCCCAACCAAACCCCCGGTATTCACGAGAAAGTCGTGAAGACTTGGTTTAACCTGTAGATATACTTTAACATTTTCATCAGGTGTGACAACGAGATTAATCATAACACACGACATATTTCTCAAGCGACTTAAAACTTTAATTCGTTTATGTCATATGACAGTTATCCACGGTGATGTATTGGATACACTTAGGACACTAAATGACGAAAGTGCGCAGATTGTTATTGCGGATCCACCATATAATATTGGTAAAGACTTTGGAAACAAAAGTGATAAACAACCAATGGATGAATACCTAAAGTGGTGCGATGAGTGGATTGAGGGTTGTTTGCGTATACTGAGACGAGATGGTACAATGTTTATTTATGGTTTTAGTGAAATTCTTGCACTCATTCTCGCTCGTATTCCACAAAATATAAATCGGCGTTGGCTTGTGTGGCATTATACAAATAAGAATGTCCCTTCTCTCAACTTTTGGCAACGTTCACATGAAAGTATAATCGTTCTCTGGAAGGAAGACAGAGTATTTCACCGAGACGATGTCAGAGAACCATATACCGATGGATTTATAAAAGGAGCGGCTGGAAAAGAGAGAAAAGCGACCAAGGGTAGATTTTCAAATGGTGAAAAGAGTACAACTTATACAGCTCATCCAGGTGGAGCTTTACCAAGAGATGTAATTAAGATTCCAGCACTCGCGGGTGGTGCTGGTAAAAATGAGAGAGTAAACCACCCAACTCAAAAACCACTTGTATTATGTGATAAATTGTTGAGATCGTGTAGACAAGATCCAGATAATGGTTTTGTCTTTGTACCATTTGCGGGATCTGGGAGTGAATGTGTGGCGGCGAGAGACCTCGGTCTCCCATTTGTTGGTGTTGAACTCAATGAAGAGTATGTAAAACTTATTAACGAACGACTCAATCTTCAAGGTAATTTGAGCTGTACATCTTCAGAACCAATTGAAGAAGATGGAAGCCAATTGAATAGGTAATAATAAACATGACCACTCCCCTTTAGGAATTTAAGTCTCTCGAGATCGGTTCGCAATTGACCAATGTCTAGAGTATTAAATACATCATATCCCAAATTCCTAGCAATCAAAAACGCGTCATTGTAAACATCACCGACCATGTAAAACGCATATGCTTGTTTCACAGAGTCCACATTATCTACTCGGTCATATGGAATCTCATAGAAAGAGATAAAGTCTTCGGTCTCATCATTTACATAAGAATTAATAGGAAGTATCCATCTTTTTACCCAATCTTTATTTATGACTGGAGCAATTTTAAATTGTTCAAAATACGTTTTCAATATTATTGTAACTTTTGGAATATCTTTAGAAGTCATCTTTCTAAATTGTGAAGTTCCACGAAGTTCAAAGTATTTTTCCCTCAAACGATCTGTTTGGTAGAATCCAGTCTTGACAAGTCTCTTGATATTTAGGAATCTATGCCAATATGTACTCTTAACTATGGGTGTTGGTATTTTAGTTACCGCTGTATACACTGCTTGCCAAATATTGTTTGTGTTCGCAATTCTTTTGATTTCACTGATAAGTATTGGAGCAAATCCCTTGTCCCTATACTTGGGATGGATACAAAGAAAATTGATCTGAACCATGTCAAGAATATCGTCGCACACCCTCACTTTCATGGGTGCGCTCGAGATGTAACCAATGAGTTCTCCGCTTTCTGTGTGGCGAATACCCTTACCGGGTAATTCACTCGCCCATTTGAGAGTATTGGGGGAATAGCTCAGTTTAAATGTTTCATCACATACATAGTGTTCACTCAAAAGTTTATGTGCTTCTTGAAGAGATGGCTCTGTCCACGAAAATCCATCGGGGAGTTCAATGGGTTCATTGACCATCTTTCTCTCTTTTTCAATTTCTTTACCAGCCTCGTATGTCACACCTTCGTGAGGAACAGGTTGTTTATCCCAAAATGTTCTCATTGACTTATAATCACATAATACTTTTAAGCTGGCTTAAAGTTTTAATGGTAGTATAACACATAAAATGTCTCTCGAGCAAGATTATACCACTGTTCCTGGTCAGCTATACGCATGCCTTTCTGTCGTTGGTCCAGAAGCGCCACAAAAGAACGATAAGTTCGGTATCAAGATTCGTGGTGCCTTCGCCTCTCGCGACGAAGCTGCCGCGCACGCGAAGCGTCTTCAAAAAGAAGATAACACCTTTGACATCTATGTTGTTGACATGTACAAGTGGCTTCTCATCCCCCCAGATCCTCTCAAGATTGAGGATGTTCACTACCAAAATGAGAAGTTGGAAGAAATTATGAGTGGTTACAAGGAGAACCAATCTGAAGCTGCGCGGATGTTCAACGAGCGTAAGCGTGACATGATGGAGGCGAAGTCATACGCGAAACCTGGTGACGAAAACTCACTCTTCTACACCAAGCCAGATGAACCACCCGTGAGCCACCCAGCCGAAGTTCTTGAGCGCCTCAAGAAAGAAAAGCCAGACGCCTCTATGGAAGATCTTGTTAAGGAGGCTGATGCCGTTGTCGCCACTGAGATGGAAGAGCGACGCAAATGGCGCGAAGAGCAGGCTTCTTCTACCGAAGCTAAGATTGAAGAAGCTAAAGATGAGGGTGAACCAGAAGTTTCATCAGCCTAAATATAATATTCGTTAATTTTAAAGCAAAATGTGGAAAATTCTTATGACCATACTTTTGACAAGTGCGTTCTTTATTTTGTTTTTTGAACAGGGTATGTCTTCAAAAAACAAAAGTAGGAGAGACGAGAAGGTGAGCACAGCTCATGGATTTATTGAGGATACTCGCGATGCGTTTATTGTGCCAGTGTATCCAACGCAGGTTATGAATCGTGATATTACAGGGAAGATTATCCCAAATTATGGGGACATTGGTGACTTTGTTCCATACTCAAGCGTACCTGAGGATCACTGGTTGCATGGTTTTCCCCATGAAAAAGCCTAATAAAAAGACAGCAAAAGCTATAATCCATGTGGATTTGTCTACACCCGTTAGAAAATCTACTCTTTCCGGATATGACTGAAATTGTTGTTGTGGATACATCATCTCTGAAGGTTGAAAATAGTATTGATCATTTTGTTGTAAACTTTGATCGTTTATTGGTGTACTATCTTCATCCTTTCCTTGATCTTTAAATGGATCGGTCGCTGGATTATAATCAATTGGATTTCCTATATCAGTTTCCATTTTTTAATATATCCCTTGTTTTTTTTAAGCGTCTTCTTCCTCACTCTCTTCGTCATCGTCCACTAAAAAATCCTTCAAACTACCCTCGTCGTCGTCGTCTTCGCTGTCGTCTTCAGAATAGTACTCGTCTTCTGTATCAATATCCGACCCAATGTCGGAATCGTGGTCTTCGGGGGCGTAATCGTCTTCAAGAACAGTTTCTTCTGGTTGATAGAGTTCTGGCCTCTTTATTTGTCTCCCTGAGCGTGTTCTGGTCTGAACCATTTAAATAAATAAAGACTCTTGCCTTTTAAGTATCTTTTCTTGTATTTCTTCTCTAAAGTCAAAATCCGCGTACAATGCGAGCTCTTCAAGGGCGTTTTGCGCGTCTATGTGACGCCCTTCACTTTTATACTTAAGATACTCTTTATATAGTTCTGGATGAACACCGGAATACATGTGAAATTCATCTGTTTCTGGTACTATTTTGGGAATTTCAATATCGTTGATGAGTTTTACTGCGAGATACACAGTCACACCAACGAGAATGAGAGCCATTCTTCTACTGTTGCGCTTTATTTTTTTTCGGGTGGTTTGAGTGCTTGCTTCACACTACCACTAAGTTCGTGAACTCTCACACTTCCCTTTGGAGTCCTTTTACAAACTGGACATTTTTGAGATATCTTACCACTCTTGATAACATACGACATCGCAGCTCCTTCGTGATCACCTCTAATTATCTCACAATATGAAGATGTTGTTAACACTGTAAAGTCTTTTTTCAAACGAGTAATTTTCACAACATGTGTATCTTCGGGACACGCCATAAATCTTTGTATGAATGATTCCAGATGTGGCTTCACATCACTCTGTTTAATCTGAGGCTTCTCCTCAAACTTTTTGATTTCTGGACACTTCTTCAAGTCTTCCTTTTTGGGATACAACTTTTCAATAACTTTCTGTGGAAGATTGTGTTTGCGACCGTAGAAGTCTTTACAGAAACCATCACGCCGACCCCGAATTGTTTCACAACGACAGAAACACTTTTGAGCTATCACAGACCCACTAATATGAAACCAGATGTGATTAGAACTATGTGGTCTCTTGAGATTTTCACAATATTTGGAGTTTGTTGAAACGAGGTATGTCTCGTTGTGTTTGAAGAGTTTTGTAATCGTAGCACCACTCTGCCCATCCATGTGTGTTTGTACAAAGTCCTCAATGAGACCCCGAACCTCGTCATCGTGAACTTCATCCTTAGTCTGTGTGCTCGTAAATGAACCTTCCTTAATAACGGAGGATGGTGGTTCAACTGTATTGTATTCTATAGAATTAGTTCTCACAGAAGACATTTTAAGTATTTCTGGGTCTGGGTCGTGACTAATTTTTAAAAGTGTACTCAGTGGACCACATTTATATATAAATACGGGTAGGTATGCGACTTGTACGATTTTACCTTTGTCACCACACCCTTCACATCCCTGACCACCACACGGCATATGTTTTGCCATTTTGTGAGACCACGGCATACGAAGACCACTTCCCTTCGTTTTTCTCTGTATGGATCCATATACAGAAGAATCAATGATTTCATTCCAATCTATAGATCCCTTTGCTTTAGACAAAGCGACGAGAATGTGTTCCCGAAGTGCCAGTGCCGATTCTTGATTTACTGGAAATCCACACCAGTTAAGATGTATCCCTGTTTTTATATATTCACCAGCTGTTTTGGGAGGTGATACACAAATGAGACACTCCTTACCACCGTGTCGTTTGACTTTATCACAAATGATTTTACAGATATCTTGAATCTCATTCATCGTGAGCGCTTTTTCATCTTTGTAGTCAATGTCCACAAAGAAGTTGTATATGGGACTCTTTTGTTCAACGACAAAGAGCTTTTCACCAGCCTTGATAGCCTGAATATACTTTTCGTGGAACTCGTTCAATTTATCAAATGGCACGGAAAGGACTCCTCCGTCCATGAGCACATGTGATAGATTGGTTGCATTATTAAATTTTTGTTCTTTGCACCACCTTTTAAACATACCTTTGTATCGCGTCTAACCTCTAAACCACCTCATCACAGAAACATCTCTATATTCCCTACTTTCAGAAAGTTCTTTCTTGATGACGAGGAGTTCATAGACTTTCTTTTCCTCATTCTCCTTAATCCATTCCTCTATTTCTTCTTCACAGAGACCTCTGTTTGATTTGAGGAGCTCTCCAATCTGCATTAAAATGTAAGACTTTGACTTCATTCTACTTAATAGAGAATGTTTTTCTATTGAGAGAACTCACACACGAGTAAAACTCTGGATTTCTGAGGACATTGTCCACGATGAGTTTCCATCGCTTGCGGGTATTGAACTCCTCGAGGGTATCAAAACTCATGTAGTCATTTTCATCAAAAGTTTTCTTTATTGGTTGTTTATTAATCTTCTTAAGATTTGTCTTTTGTTTTTCTTCATAAAACTTCTTTACGAGTGTTTGTTGTTGTGGTTTGGTATAGTCTACAAAAAAGACGAAAACATTATATTCCAAATCCACCGTTGGACTCTCTTTGACTGTAAATTTAAACTCCGTATACTCACCGTTTTTGAGGGCAACCACACCACGGGTCTCTTCCTCGAGTTCACGAAGAGCGCAGCGAAGGGGGTTGAAAATCTCCCGCCGTCTGCAGCCCCCTGTGACAAAAATCCAATCCTTAAAACGCCGATCCCTCACAGTGAGGAATTTAGGCTTTTCATCGGCAAAACTGACCGGTATCGCTATAGCTTTGTATTTTTTCATTGCGCATTCGCAAGTTATAATAACTGAATATGTTTATTCTTCCACATTTTCTTCGGCATCTTCCTTTTCAGTTTCTGGTTCAGCTTCGGGTGTAGGTTTCGCTTCGGGTGCACTGAGACGATGCACGAGGTGGGCTGAGAAATTCTTAAGATTTTCAACATCTTGTTTAGCCTTGTTCATCTCCTTAAATAGGAAGACAACACCGGCAATCGCCACAATTGTGGCGATCATCATAAGGGTTTCACGGTCCATTGGAATCATTATAGTCTATACGCGATTCTTCTTTTTAAGTAAGAGCACCCATGTGTGTCCTGTCTGAGGGAGGGCATTCATAGGGACTCTGGGCAAACTGCACGGCTTCGTAATGCGTAGGTTCACAGGACTTTTGAGTTGGTGGAGTTGGCACACCAACATACTTTTCAAGTGTCCTGGATTTGGGATCGTACGTCAATACAAAAACGATGGCGAGAAGGAAAACTAGGTTCCACATGTGTTTTATTAATTAGTTAGAATATAAAAGTCCACCCATACCGTTCTCAATGCGGAGAATGTTGTAGTTGACCGCGTAGATGTCATCATCGCAGTCCCGGGTGTCATTCACGATGCGAGCCGAATCAAGGCGGGAGAAGTTCAGGGTACCAGTTGGTTGCAACTTACCGGCATCCAAGCAGAATGGGTACACAAAGAGTGTCTTGAGGGTCGCTGGCTTGGCCGCATTCGTGGTGTGGAAGTAGAGTGGGACGTGGGAGAAGTTTGGATCCGCAAACTTGAAGTCCGCGACATCGGTCCCGTTGATTTGGAGCTTGAGCTTGTTGTCGTCATTGAGGATCTCGAGCGCCGAAGCCTTACCCGCAGCGAGGTACTTGACTGGGTGATTGAAGTTGAGCTCTTGGATCTTGGTCGCGGAGGCGGTCGCCTTTTGGACTTGGGTGATGATCATGTTTTGTGGCTTGGAGGCGAAGAACTCGCGCTCTTCGGTATCCAAGTACACATAGTTGGCATAGACATCCCACTTACAATTGTCAGCCGCAGAGCCCCAGGTAATGCGAAGTTCCACATCGTGGTACTGGAGAGCAATGAGGGGAAGGGCAGTTTGGAGGTTTTCGCAGAACGCGAAGCGGAGGGGGTAGAATCGAGAAGTGTTGGCACCACCGAAAAGGTCACCCGAGACGGACTTGGAAGAGTTTGTGGCGGAGAGCACAGGGGCGATGAGGGTGGAGTAGGTGGAGTCCTGGTCATCAATGACTTGACCACCCACGAGGAGTTCGATCTTATCGATCTTTGTGCGCCAGTCGGCGGCACTGTATCCCTGGGCCGCGGAGCCGTCATTGGGGACAAGGTACACATAGCTGAGGAGATCCCCCTTGCGTTCAAAGCGAATGGTGGACATACCCCCATTAGAGACATTCCCCTGGATCACTTGGCGTTCCACAGTTTGGGAGAAGTTTGTGTGTCGCTTGTAGGTTGAGCGGAAAAAGCTGATTTCAGGTTGACCGACAAGGTGCGCATCCTGAGCACCGACGGCCACGAGTTGAGCGATACCACCAGACATTTTATAGTATAGCGAGAGTTTTTTTTAAGCTTGACAAAGTCTGGATCTTATCAAATTGGTGTTTGATAAGGTCTTTTTTTATGTACGAGTCACTGCGTCGCTCGGGACTTTAGACCAACTTCGCCGAGACAAGCGCCGCCTTGTAGCTGCTGTGATCTACGAGGGTGTACACGGGTACCGCATTGGCAGTCTCTTCCCATACGATTTGTCCGTTTTCATCGAGGACATCCACGAGTTCTTCGACAACGAGTTCTTCGTCGTGTTCGGGAATTGGAGATTTAGATTTACTCGTAGTCAAGACGAACCATCGTTCTCTGGTACCAAGTGTGTATTCAGCTTTTTCTTCGTCACTGAGTTTTTCGTGGTCGTCAACTTCCAATTCAACGATCAATTTCTTGGATCTCTCATCTTCTGGAAGCGTTTTGTATTTTTCTTCACTCACTTGGGTTTCTCCGTGGAAGAACTGTTCTTCACCTCCTTCATTCTCACCGACTTCCTTTACATAGACGGGTGTCGTTTTAATCTTTCGTTGTGTGTCAAATAATTTTTCGTACGCACCGAGGTTAATATCTTGTTCAGTCACTCTCAAGTAGTATGTCACATTCGAGAGTTCCCTCTTGGGTACACGGATAGGTCGCTGTGCGGGCTCTGTGAAATCACAGTCTTGGGTCACCTTGGCGACGGTGGAGCTTCGGAGAAGGTCGTCACCCTGCTTTTGTGTGTAGCCGGGTGCCACATTTGAGGTGGTCACGAGGTCTCCGGATTCAAGGGGACCACCTATGTCTGTCACCCAAATTTGGGTGTCACCCTTCGTATCCACGAGGGTATCGTAATCGTTCGTGTCGGTCTTCTTCTCGGACACAACCCCGTACCATTTCTTGTCCATGTAGACATTCGAGAGGGCGACGATGGGTGTCGTGTTCGTCTTGTGGGCATTGGCATTCGCACTCACGACGAGACCCACGATGTTTTGTCCCCACGCATTCGAGACAGTGGTCTTGGACCGAGGGAGTTCCGTGACGATCTCTTGAACACCCTTAATGAGGTACGGCACGAACTGTTCATATTTGACTGATGGGGACTCCTCACCCCACACTGAATAGTCTGGATCTTGGTTTGGATCATCGCTGGGTGGAGGTGTATATTTTTCAACATCCCCAGCCGTTTGTGGAACTTGGACGATGTGCCTAAACTCGGGGGCACTGTAGTAGATTTCTTGGGCGATGAGACCCGATTCATGCGCCCAATTTTGTCCCGCGTGTGTCGGCTTGAGTGACGGTTTTTTATCATACTCTTCGGGTCTCAATTTGAACAGGGACTGTATGGCACCCGTAATGACCTTCTCGTTGTATTTGAGACGATCATCTGAGTAGTTGTTACCTCTGGACAACTCACCGGTGCTGTTATTATAGATGACGTACTGATTACCGGAGGCGAAGCGCATGCCGCCAACTGCAATTGAACCCCACGGTTGATTGTACTCCCCCGCGGCGTTGCCGATGGCTACGCACTGATAGCCTTGATTGTACCGACCCGCCCTGGACCCCACAGCGGTGGAAAAGTCGCCTTGATTGGACTGACCCGATTCGATCCCCACAGCGACGGAGTGGCTGCCTTGATTGTTGCTACCCGCCTGGCGCCCCACAGCCGCGCTGAATTGGTCTTGATTGCAGTAACCCGCTTTGTACCCTAGAGCGATGGCGCCGTAATTGCCTTGATTGGCGTAACCCGCTTGGTACCCCATAGCGGTGGCCCAGGAGCCTTGATTGTACCGACCCGCTTCCTTCCCTATAGCGACAGAGTCGGGGCCTTGAGAGGTCTGACCCGCGTTTAATCCAAATTTTGTTTGACTGGTAGTTACACTAACACCCCCCGCATTGGTCGCAAAAGCTGCGTTCCCATTAACATTGATGCTCCATGTCCCCGATGCATCACCCCCAGTTCTCGTTGGGACGTTGAGAAAAGTTCTGATCGCCGATGTACTACTACAGAAACGTACGTAGTTGTCGTTGCCATTATTGACTCTGAACGCCATCGCACCACTGATGGTGTTTTGATTCGTGTAATTTGGTCTCAGAAGTCGGCACGCGATGTCAGAGGAGGCATTCCTCTGACAAATTGAGCTTGCATTAGCCCCGGTGGATGCGGCGACCCCACCAAGGTTTCCCGCGTTGTTCGCATATGGTACATTTGCGTTTATGTAGTTGTTCGCCGGATTATATGTCAGGCTTTGATCTGTGAAGAGTGCCTTGTCTCCATCGTCGTGACCATCCACGAAAGCAATGTAGTCTGTGTCGTCAGTACTGTCCCGACTAGTAAATGCAACTTTATTCGCAGCGTTCGCGTTGGTCGCGCTGGTAGCAGTGGTCGCAAAGGTCGCGCTGGTAGCGGAACCTGCGGAGGTCGCATAGGTCGCGTTACCTGAGATGTTAGCACCAATCTGATTTGTAGAAGAGTTATATGTCAGGTTTTGATCTGTGAAGAGTGCCTTGTCTCCATCGCCGTGACCATCCACGAAAGCAATGTAGTCTGTGTCGTCAGTACTGTCCCGACTAGTAAATGCAACTGCATTCGCAGCGTTCGCGTTGGTCGCGCTGGTAGCAAAAGTTGCATTACCTGAGATGTTAGCACCAATCACATTGTTCGCCGGATTATATGTCAGGTTAGAGTCTGTGTAGAGCGCCTGAGCACCAGTTGCACCCTTTGATAATGGAATGTAATCTGTTTCATTACTGGTTGTCTCCGTAAGTTTAACCTTATCGGAGCCAGTTGTGGAATTCAACTGACCCGTCACAGTCAACTCACCAGAAACTTCAACGTCACCAGCAAAACTTTGTATGTTGGTCGTCGCCATCTATTACAGTAACACTATAATTTTTTCTGAGGCATGTGAAGCGCGGAAACGCCCTGGTATGATATAATTTATAAGAAATGGGAAGCATCCACGAAATATAAATTAGGTATTTTTAGTATCCAAATGTAACAACATCCGTTGTACCTTCTGTGATTTTTGATACAACCCCCGAGCTACTTTGCGAAATGTATTCGATGAAAACATTGTAGTGTCCAGCCACGGCCATATTTGTCGTTGGCTTAAAGCTCACCGTTGTTGTCGATCTCGTCACAGTTGAGCTCCATGGGTTTGTACTCGTTGGACCAAATACAGTCACAGGACCAAGGGCAATGGTTTGTGATGGTGCGTTACCGGCCCAGTTACCTCCACAACACTCAAATGAGAGTGTGCTCACTTCATTGTCTGATTCCACGAGATGAGCTACAACCTTTGCGGAAAATGTGTGATTTGTGAAAGTAAGTTTGATTGTGGAGTTTGCGATTGTCTGACCAGAAGTCAAATCCCCTGAGTATGAATAAGTTTTCTTGGCGACCCCATCAGAGTTTATAATTGTACCACCCGCGACGTGTAATGGGGCGGATGGACTCGCCGTCCCGATGCCGACGTTACCACTACCCAGTAAGGTCATAACCTCCGTTCGAGTTTCATATGGACTTGATGAACCTCCATCGTGAACCAGAAACTTCATAAAATTGCTCGCACCACCACCACCATTGTTATTCACTTCTATCGCGTGCGACCTTATATCCGAATTCCCCGAACGCCCTAAAATCAATTTTCCAGTTCTATTTACGGCACCCATAAGGCGTAACATAACATCCCCAGCGCCTTCCGTAGTCCCGCCATCCACATCGAGCTGATATTGTGGACTCGTCGTCCCGATGCCGACGTTGCCCGATGATCGGTATATATCAGAACCACTGGCTGTCCAGTTACTGAAAACTGCGTCTATGCCATTTATTTTCAAAGTAGACCCAGACGAAAGGTTTATGTCGCCATCGACATCCAACTTGTACGCGGGACTCGATACCCCGATACCAATGTTTCCAGTTGTGTAATAAATATCACTACCAGTTGTTGTCCATGGACTACCGGCGTATGCAACTCCACCCTGATATAAAGTACCCACGAAATTTAAGTCCCCATTAACATCGAGTTTAAAAGAAGGTGTTAAAGTACCAATACCAATATTACCACCAGTTGTAGCAGTAAGATTTGTTGTACCGCCACCACTTGTCAAGAGTGATAGATTACCATCACTTGTAAACTCGCCTGACGACGATTTTATTTTAGTAGTGTGTATATCGGCATTTGGAAAATTGAGTATGTGGGTTGCCATATTCTATTAGTACCAAACTTTATTTTTGAACTAACCAATGAAAAACCCTGTGAAAACATTGTTATCTGTACCAAATGTACCACCCTCTACCTGATAAACATTCACATAGTCACCCACAGACAGGTTCAAAACTGCGGATATATTACATTGTATATAGTTTGCCGATGGTGAGCTACACAGTGCATTTATGTTTTGTCTTGTACCGTTGATTGTAAAATCATAGACAGTTACATCGTTTTGATATATACCGTGTGCGCTAAAGAAATAATGTCCAGCCACTGGTGCTGTAAATCTACCATCAGAAGTTGTGTAGCTACTTGTATTATCTGTGTCAACCTGATTATAGTCTATGTCACCGGCACCAACTATGGTACCATCTGTAAGTCTCACGGTGAATGCGGGTACGCTAGTTTGTTTTGCTATACCACCAACTGTTACATTACTTGTAGTGACAAAACCAGTAGTTGCATTGGTAAATTGAACCGTATTAGATGATGTATTCCCGAAATCTGATACAGATTGTAATGTTGTGGCAATTCCAGTGAGTTGTGAACCATTACCCTTAAAGTAGTTTGCCACCACATTTCCGGTAGCCACAAGACCAACATCTGAATTGGTAAACTGAATTACATTAGATGATGTATTCCCGAAATCTGATACAGATTGTAATGTTGTGGCAATTCCAGTGAGTTGTGAACCATCACCCTTAAAGTAGTTTGCCACCACATTTCCGGTAGCCACAAGACCAACATCTGAATTGATAAACTGAACCGTATTAGATGTTATATTTGACACAGTGACAGCGTTATCAAGTGATGTTGTAGCTGAAACGATCACTGTATTAATCATTAAGTTTGTAGTTGTCACGTTAGCGACATCAATTTCATACGCACTAATATTTGATGTTGAATAAATATTACCACCCACATGAAGAGTGGCTGCGGCGGCGTTTGTGCCTATACCAATATTACCCGATGTGTACTCTAAATCGTTACCATCTATAGTCCATGGTGTACTGACAAATGGAGAACCACCCTCATATAAACTACCTGAAAAGTTTACATCCCCATTTACATCTAATGTAAATCCTGGGTCAGTTTTTCCGATACCAATATTACTTGTTTGTGTATCTACATGGAATAATGTAGTACCTACTGTAACATTACCACTTGTATAAGAAAGATCGTCATTTACGGCGATTGTCCACGGAGAACTCACAAATGGTGAGCCACCCTGATTTAATCCACCACTAAAGTTTATATCCCCATTTACATCTAATGTAAATCCTGGGTCGGTTTTCCCGACACCCACTCTATTAGAAACGGAATCCACGTGAAGAGTTGTACCATCCACGTTTAGATTTGATGAAATGTAAGCTGCATCTGCGTGGAGATCGCCTTGAACACCCACACCACCCGCAACCTTTAAGGCGCCAGTCGTCTTTGAAGTGGAAGCCGTTGCATTGGTAATCGTCCCATCAGTCGATGTAAAAACGCCTACATTTGATGTACCTTGAACATCAAGACTATAAGCAGGGGAATCGGTGTTTATACCTACACGGCTCGTCGACGTCTTCACATAAATGTTAGCGGTCTCACCGACTTGGAAATCCGTACCCTTTTTAATGTGAAACAAATCCCCGGTGTGTCGGAGACTTATCCTCTGTGAACCATCCGTAATAATAGCCGTTTCAATGGCTCCATCTTCGCCTCCCTGGTCAGCTTTTTTAATCTTACCCGTAATCTTCGCATAGAGTTGGTCATTTCCACCGTCGTGTTTACCATCAAATCGAATTTGACCTAGATAATTTCCATTTGAACCCGTTTGATCGCGATATAACGATAATTCGGGATTCGCCGAAGAGCCAGATGTATCCGTTGAAAGTGTGGCCCCGGTTGCATTAACTCGTAAGCGTTCAGTATTCGCCGTGGTGACTGTAAAGGTATCGGCCAAGGGGAAACCAATCTTTGTGTCGGTGTCTCCACTGTGAATCAAATAGTCATCTGTGTATAAACTGGAACCATGTATATCTCCAGCTACACCCAAACCACCCGCAACTTGAAGGGCACCGGTTGTCTTTGAAGTTGCTGTGGCTGTACCTCCCACAATAATATTTGAGCTTGTTGTAATATTTGATGTCACAAATGCGTTACCCACGACATGGATGTTTGCCACGGGAGATTCCGTAGTCACGCCAATGAGACCATTCTTTACGTAAAGATCGTTGTGTTCAATAGTGACCGTATTTTGTGTGATAAGGTATCCCCACACATTCGCTGTAATATGATCCGTTCCATTCCATTCTACATGATCTTCCGTACATCCATTAGATGTATAACCTATAGTAAAGTTGTCTTGAGGATTAGTATGATGACCAATAAATATATTCTTACCGGGATGTTCCATGAGAATACCAATATCCAACGAAGTGGATGTATTATTATTTGCTATATCAAAGATACGATCAGTTATAACCACGTCATTTGATGTAAGTGCAAATGTATTACCCACTACAGAAACATTACCGGCAATTTCCACATTCGCTGAAATTATAATTGAACCATCATCATTTTGAGTAATGACAGAATCAACAAGTTTTTTAGTTGAATCCGTGAAGGGTAGCGTACCCGTTGCCAAGTTTAGTGCTTTAACGCTATCCAGGGTTGTGTCAGCTGCGTAAAGATCTCCCTGAATACCAACACCACCCGTGACTTGGAGGGCCCCCGTTGTCTTTGAAGTCACCGCAGTTGAATCTGAAATGTGTGTAGATGTGGTGACAAGTGCCCCAACATTGGCTGTACCCCTCACATCAAGGGGGTATCCGGGTGACACTGTCAATATACCAACGCGGTTAGCTTCGGCATCAACCTTCAGAGTGTTCGTATCAACGGTCACATTTCCCGCAACCACGAGGTCACCATGGAAACCATCACCAGAAGTAATACTTACACCTCGGAGGGTCACCGCATTTGCCGCGGAGTTGCTTGAACTGCTCACAGCTGTTGTGAGTGGTATGTTCAAGTTCTCGGAAGCAATCTTTTTCAAATCATTGTTAATATTGTTGACATAGACATAATTCATGTCATTGTAGTCTGTGATTAAGGATGCATTTGGAATATCGTTGGCACGACCAATACCTGTCACAAACACACCACCATTACTACCATGAACTTTTGTGACAACTCCAACATTCTGAATAAGATCATTATTAAAGGGTTTTACATTTGATAACCCTCCAGGTACGGTGTTACTGACGTATACAGTTTCACCCGCTATAAATCCAGTCGTGACGACACTAAGGGCCTTACCGTATGCTACAGCTGTACCTTGTTGACCAGTTGTGAGTTGTTGATTTGATAAACCAATGCATGGCATGGTATCGGTACTATCTGAATGGGCGAGACCGACATTTAAGATATTTGAATTATGGGTTCCTTTAACATATACGGCATCACCCTTTTCTATCGTCGTTGAGTCTTCATCGTTACGAATTTTGATATATGTATGCATAGGGTAGTCATTTACCCATTCTCCGCCATCATACAACAAAACTTGATCATCGAGTGGATTAGACACGGTATTAGCCACATTCTCTAACTGTCCCAAACGAATCTGAACGTTTGACACTTGATCGGTTACGATGGCAGTTGTGGGATCCAAAAAGTCCATCGTGTGGGTGATGAAGACATTGTCCCCCTTGAGATGTGTGTTGGCACTCACGATGAGAGCCTTTGTCACTTCAACATTTCCCGAGACATAGGCGTTGCCACTTACGGAGAGTTGTTTTGTTACATTGACATTTCCAGAGACATATGTATTACCCACAACTTCAAGGTCCTTATCAGCGTAAACATTACCGCTGACTGTCAACTCTTCGGTCACAGAGACATTTTGCGACACATACACATTCCCATCGACAACAAGATCTTCGTGTGCGTAAATGTTAGCATCCACGTGGGTTAGACCATACACGTGCACATTAATGTCTTCATCTGACTTTGGTGTAAATGTTTTATCTGTGGGATTTGTATCGGTATAACCGATTGCGAATTCATCAGACTCTTCGCGGTAACCAATAACCACATTTGATAAAGCATCGGGTCTATGCATAAGGAAACCCAAATCAAGGGTTGTATCTTCGGAAGTGTTATTTTGACCAAGTTCAATGAGCGCATCTTTGATGGCTGTATTCTCCGCATAAATTACAGTTGTATCACCATTGACACGAAGATTGCCATCAATGACCATGTCGCGCAAAACTGCAACATTTCCAGAAACAACGAGAACATTTGAACCGGTGTCATCTACATAGAAGTTTGTGCCGACGCTTAGGGTGTGTTCAGGTAACAAATTTGATATACCAACATTTGAATCTGTGACAAAGCCGACATTGTTGTCATCATGACCACCACCTGTAAATATAATAGTATTTGATGTCGCATTTGCACGATCTACCGCAAGGGAGAGCGTTGCGCCACCGACGAGATTATTCGCAGATTCCCCGGATTCTGTAATCTCCTTGGTGTTGCGATCATACATCAAAAGTACAACTTCCGGTGCGGTAAAATCGGCTCTATTACGAATGGGGGAAAGATAGACGGCATTTGAATGTGGTGTTGGAACCAAGACATTACTCGCATTGAAGACAACAGTATTTTCCTCCTGATCATTAGAGTCTGGTACATGCTTACCAAACCTAATCTTGGTAGATCTTTCCACCGAAGGTAAGTTCTTGACCATTTAATATATGGTAGTAAATTAATTTGCGTAAAGGAGACCAGCCATACCATTTTGTATACGAAGTATGTTATAGTTTACTGCATAAATTGGATCATTAATGACTGTATTTTCGCTCATGATCTTTGCTGATTCAATTCTACTGAAATTGAGTGTGCCGGTTGGCTGGAGTGAGCTCGTCATGAGGCAGAAACAATAGAGGAAAAAGTCTGGAGAAGTCACAAAGTTTGTGTGATAATAGTTCATCACATCAATGTAGTGTGGTTTACCCCATCTATAGTTTCCGAGTTCAACCCCATTAATACTCAACTTGACTTTGTTTGTTGGTGATGTGAGCGCACCGTTCGTTGTGGTGTCTGACGATGCGAGATATTTCACTGGGTGATTGAAAATGAGATCCTGGACAGTTTCCCCACTTGGAAGATTCTTTTGTACCTGAGTGATGAGAAGGTCGTGGGTGCGTGTCGCAATGTTGCCCCGCTCTTCGTTGTCAAGGTAGTAATAGTTGGCATACATTTCAAAATTGTAGTTTGCCGCTTGGGATCCCCAATGAATTCTCAATTCCACATTGTGATAATTGAGGGCAACTAGGGGTAAAGCACATTGTGGTCCTTC